GACGACTGTTTCACAGAAGGTAAACGGTCAGTCGGATTTCACTGTCAGTGAGGCAGAGTTGATTATGCGGGAATACCATACGGACATCAAAATTTTTTTGCCCTGAATGTTGCGTATACGATAACAAAAGGGAGGTGAACATCTATGGCAGTACCCACCACCATCATCACAAAGCTGGACGAGCTGGAACAGCTTTGCGAGAAGTACCCCAGCAAAATCCCGATTGAGGAGTGCGCAGCGTTCCTCGGCATGGCAGGAGAGAGCCTGAGAGCCTGTCTGGAGCACGGTTCCTGTCCGTTCGGACTGGGCTGGCTCAAGAAAAATGCGCACAACCGCGCGTTCTACATTCCTACGCTGACGTTTTACCTTTGGGTAACGCAGTCGGCAGGGTTCAAGAACAACAAAATTTAGAAAGAAGGAAATCCAATGCAAAACAACAACTTCGCAGAAACCCTCGCCTCGGTCGCATCCGAGTTCGGCGTAGAGGACACCGAAAAGCACGGCCGCGGCATCAAGCCGAGCAAGCGCCCGTATTTCCGCTGGACGGAGGAGCAGCTCGAGCAGCTGGCAACGCTGCGGGACGAGGGCAAGTCTGCGGCAGAGATCGCGGAGGCGCTGGGCGTGTCCCGCGATAAGGTCATCACCAAGCTGGCCGCCATGGCAGCACGGCAGCGGGCTGGCAGCAAGACGCCGGAGCAAAGTACCGAACCGGTACCCGAGACCGAGGCAGAACCGGAGCAGGAAGCTGAAACCGAGCTGTCCGTCGAGGCCGAGCCGGAACCAGCAGAAGAGCCGGTCGAGCAGGCAGCACCGGTCGATGTTGACCGCATGATCTTCACGGCGTTCGACAACGTAGTCGGCAAGGTGGACGATTTCGTCACGATGTCCGGCTGCTGGCGCAAGGTGCTGACGACCATCGAGAAGCAGTTGAACGAGCTGGCATATCTCGTTTGGGAACACCCGAACACAGAGGAATCGGTTTGCCAGATCGCAGCTATCGTCGCGTATGATGAGATCCGCGCATGAAAAACGCCGCTGTCAGGACGGCAATCCCGATCAGCGGCAAAGAAATGTATTCAACCACATAATAGCATGAACAGGAGAGATTTTCAATGGTAAAGATTATCAGCAACGTAAAAGGCGACCACGTTGAGGCGAGTGTAGAGCTGGCGGGCAACATGAAAGCGATTGTTTCCGAACTGGTCAATGCGATCGGCAGTGCGTATCTGCAGATTGGTGCACAGGACAAGCGCGCCGCGCAGGCGTTCCGCAAGATGTTCACTCAGTTCGTAACGAGCGAGAATTCGCCGATGTGGCTCGAGGACAGCTGTGACGGCGTTATTGTCAACGCATCCATCGTCCGTGCGGGCAAGCTGACCAGCGAGGATGTTGCCAACGCAATCCGCTGCGGCGCTTCCAAGGACGTTATCAAGGCTTTGCTGGAGGAGATGTAACATGACCGACCCCATCAAGATCACATCGCTCGAGGCGGAGAACGTCAAGCGCGTGCGTGCGGTGCAGCTGCACCCGAGTGCAACCGGCCTGACCATCATCGGCGGGAACAACAACCAGGGCAAGACCTCGCTGCTGGACACGATCGCATGGGCGCTCGGCGGCGACCGCTTCCGTCCGTCCATGGCTACCCGTGAGGGCAGCACCATTCCGCCGCACATCAAGGTCACGCTGTCCAACGGCCTGATCGTCGAGCGCCGCGGCAAGAACAGCGACCTCAAGGTCATCGATCCATCGGGCAGCAAGGCCGGACAGCAGCTTCTCAATGCCTTTATCGAGCAGCTGGCACTCGATCTGCCGCGCTTTATGCAGGCGAGCGACCGCGAAAAGGCGGACACGCTGCTCCGCATCATCGGCGTGGGCGAACAGCTTGCCGCGCTCGAGCGCAAAGAGCAGGAGCAGTACAACGAGCGCCTTGCCATTGGCCGCATTGCCGACCAGAAAGCAAAGTACGCGAAAGAGCAGCCGTACTGGCCGGATGCACCGGACGAACTCATTTCCGCAAGTGACCTCATCCGTCAGCAGCAGGCAATCCTTGCCCGCAACGGTGAGAACCAGAGCAAGCGGGCGATGGCAAGCCTGCTCGATCAGCAGGTGAGCACCCTCACCGCGCGTGTGGATGAGCTGCACCGTCAGCTGCAAACCGCCGAGGACGAACTCATCGCTAAGATGGCTGACCTTGCCACCGCACGCAAGACCGCCGAGCAGCTGGTGGACGAGAGCACCGAGGAGCTGGAGCGCAGCATTGCCGACATCGAAACCATCAACGCCAAGGTGCGCGACAACCTCAACCGTGAAAAGGCCGAGGAGGATGCACACGCCTATCAGCAGCAGTATGACAGCCTGACCGCCGAAATTGAACAGCTCCGCGAGGACAAGCGCGCGCTGCTCGACGGCGCCAAGCTGCCGATGGAGGGCCTCGGTGTTGCGGACGGCGCACTGACCTATCACGGACAGAAATGGGATAATATGTCCGGCAGTGAGCAGCTGCGGGTGGCGACCGCCATTGTGCGCTGTCTGAAACCGCAGTGCGGCTTCGTGCTGCTGGACAAGCTGGAGCAGATGGACCTCGGCACGCTGCGTGAGTTCGGCGCGTGGCTGGAGAGCGAGGGCTTACAGGCCATCGCAACGCGCGTTTCGACCGGCGACGAGTGCTCCATCATCATCGAGGACGGCTATGTGCAGGGAGAGGAACAGCCTTTACCTGACGAGCCGCAGAGTACATGGAAAGCAGGTGCATTTTAATGCAGATCATCCGCGGAAAACAGAAGACCGCGCTCAAGGTTGTCGTGTACGGTCCGGAGGGCATCGGCAAGTCTACGTTTGCCGCACAGTTCCCGAATCCGCTGTTCATCGACACCGAGGGCGGCACCAAGCACATGGACGTCGCCCGCACGCCTAAGCCGACCAGCTGGGTCATGCTGCTCGGTCTGGTCAAGGAGTGCATTGCCGACCCGAGCCTGTGCGGCACGCTCATCATTGACACGATGGACTGGGCGGAGCTGCTGTGCAGCCGCTACGTCTGCGACAAGGCACAGAAAAAGAGCATCGAGGAGTTCGGCTACGGCAAGGGCTACACCTATCTGATGGAGGAGTTCGGCAGCCTGCTGAATACGCTCAATGAGCTGGTCGAGCGCGGCGTGAACGTGGTCGTGACGGCGCACGCCAAGATGCGGAAATTTGAGCAGCCGGACGAGCTCGGCGCATACGACCGCTGGGAGATGAAGCTGTCCGCCAAGACCGCTCCGCTCGTCAAGGAGTGGGCGGACATGGTGCTGTTCGCCAACTACAAGACATTCGCCGTCAAGACCGAGAACGGCAAGACCAAGGGGCAGGGCGGCGAGCGCCGGATGTACACCACCCATCACCCGTGCTGGGATGCCAAGAACCGCTTCGGCCTGCCCGGCGAAATGCCGTTCGATTATGCCGGAATCGCCCATATCATCGGGGACGAAAAAAATATTCGGTCAATTACTGAACCGAATGAACCGATTGTGGTCAATTCTGCGGACGAAACGCCGGATAAGTGTAAGGACGTTTCCGATGCACCCGCACAGGCGGCAGTAAGCGAACCGGCGAAACCGGACGGCACCGTGCCGGACATTCCGGCAGGTATCCCGCAGGCACTGCGCGACCTGATGCAGGCCAACAACGTCACCGCGACCGATATTCAGACCGCCGTTTCCGCCAAGGGATATTTCCCGCTCGGCATGGAGATCACCGACTATCCGGCGGATTTCGTAAACGGCTGCCTGATCGGTGCGTGGGATCAGCTCTATCAGGTCATTCTGAAAGAGCGCAAGGACATTCCGTTTTAATCAAGGAGGACAATTATTATGAACGACAACATTCTGGATCAGGAGCTCGGCTGGGAAGACGAGATCGAAAACGAGGGCAGTCCGCGCCGTGTGCTCGAGCCGGGCGAGTACCCGTTTACTGTACTGGGCTTTGAGCGTGCCCGCTACGCAGGCAGCGAAAAGGTAGCGCCGTGCAATCAGGCTATCCTGCACCTGCGTGTGGATGCGCCGGACGGCGAGAGCGAGATGAACGTCAACCTGTTTTTGCTTAAGCGCTTTGAGTGGAAGCTGTGTCAGTTCTTCACGTCCATCGGCCTGCGCCAGCACGGCGAAAAGCTGCGTATGAACTGGGCGGCTGTCACCGGCAAGACCGGCCGCTGCCGCATCACCAAGCGTACTTACAAGGACAAGACCGGCGCAGACCGCGAAACCAACGATCTGGACGAGTTCCTCGACCCGCTGGGTGCGCCGTCCATGCAGCAGGCGGGCGGCTTTACGCCGGGAGCATTCTAATATGGAACTGCGACCGTATCAGCAGGCGGCGCGTGAAGCGGTCGAGAACCGCTGGGAGCAGGGTGACGACAGCACCCTGCTTTCTATTCCCACCGGCTGCGGAAAGACTGTCATTTTTGCGAAGATTGCCGAGGACAGGGTGCGGCAGGGCGACCGCGTGCTCATCCTCGCACACCGCGGCGAGCTGCTCGATCAGGCCGCCGACAAGCTGCACACCGCGACCGGACTTTCCTGCGCGACCGAGAAAGCCGAGCAGAGCTGTCTGGGCAGCTGGCTGCGTGTAGCGGTCGGCTCGGTGCAGACCCTTATGCGGCCCAAGCGGCTGGCGGCGTTCCCACGGGACTACTTCGGCACCATCATCATCGACGAAGCGCATCACGCGGTATCCGACAGCTACGGACGTATCCTGAATCACTTCGACAGCGCAAAGGTGCTCGGCGTAACCGCAACGCCCGACCGAGGCGATATGCGAAACCTCGGCAGCGTGTTTCAGTCGCTGGCTTACGAGTATTCTCTGACAAAGGCCATCCGCGAGGGCTACCTTGTGCCCATCAAGGCGCTGACCGTGCCGCTCAAAATGGACCTCTCCGGTGTCGGCGTACAGTCCGGCGACTTTAAGCCGGGCGACCTCGACAGTGCGCTCGACCCGTACCTTTACCAGATCGCGGACGAGATGGCAAAGACCTGTGCCGACCGCAAGACCGTTGTGTTCCTGCCGCTCGTTAAGACCAGCCAGAAATTCCGCGATATTCTGTGTTCGCGCGGCTTCCGTGCGGCAGAAGTGAACGGAGAATCGCCCGACCGCGCGGAAATCCTTGCGGCATTCGACCGCGGCGAGTACAACGTGCTGTGCAACAGTATGCTGCTCACCGAGGGCTGGGACTGCCCGAGCGTCAACTGCGTTGTGGTGCTGCGCCCGACTAAAGTACGCAGCCTGTACAGCCAGATGGTAGGCCGCGGCACGCGCCTGTTTCCCGGCAAGACCGACCTGCTGCTGCTGGATTTCCTGTGGCACACCGAGCGGCACGAGCTTTGCAGACCGGCGCATCTGGTCTGCGAAACCGCTGAGGTGGCCGAGAGCATGACCGAGAGTGCAGCCGAGCAGGGCGGTCCGGTGGACATTCTGGAAGCCGCCGAGCAGGCCGAGAGCGATGTGGTGCAGCAGCGCGAAGAATCCCTCGCCAAGCAGCTGGCGGAGATGAAAAGCCGCAAGCGCCGTCTGGTGGACCCGTTACAGTTTGAGCTGTCCATTCAGGCGGAGGATTTAGCAGGCTACACGCCCGCATTCGGCTGGGAGATCGCGCCGCCGAGCGAAAAGCAGCTCGGCGCACTGGAAAAGTGGGGCATCCGCCCGGACGAGATCGAATGCGCGGGCAAGGCGGCAAAGCTGCTCGACCGTCTGGCGGCACGCCGCACCGAGGGTCTGACAACGCCCAAGCAGATTCGCTTTCTGGAGGGCAAGGGCTTTACGCACGTCGGCACCTGGCAGTTTGAGCAGGCAAAGCAGCTCATCGACCGCATTGCCGCCAACGGCTGGCGCATTCCGCGCGGCATCGACCCGAAAACCTACATGGGATAATGGAGGATAAATGAAGCAGGACGAACTCGATCTCCGGCAGGCGCTGGACTACATCGACCCGAGAGAACTCTCGTACAGCGAGTGGGTCGGCGTCGGCATGGGACTGAAAGAAGCAGGCTATCCCGTCGGTCTGTGGGAGGACTGGTCAAGACGGGACGGCGGGCGCTACCGCACCGGCGAGTGCGCCCGCAAGTGGGACAGCTTTCGCGGCACGGACACGCCCATCACGGCGGGAACCATCGTGCAGATGGCGCAGCGAGGCGGCTGGCAGCCGAACGGCGGCGACTGTGAACTCGGCTGGGACGATGAGATCGGCGGCAGTGAGCCGTACCGCGTGATTGACCCGCACTGGGTCGAGGCGCAGGAGATTGCCGAACCCGCCGAATGGCATCCGGCGCAGCAGCTCATCACCTACCTCGAAACGCTGTTCGACAACGAGGAGCACGTCGGCTACGTCACCCGCTCGTTCTCGAACGAGGACGGCAAGGCCATGCCGACCAAGGGCGACTGGGCGCGAACCGCCGGTCAGCTGGTGCAGGCGCTCTCTGCCTGCGGCGACGACATCGGCAGCGTGCTCGGTGACTACGATCCGGCGGTCGGCGCGTGGATCCGCTTCAACCCGCTCGACGGCAAGGGCATCCGCAACGAGAACGTCACCGCGTTCCGCTACGCGCTCGTCGAGTGCGACGGCATGGACATTGACCGTCAGAACGCGCTCATCCGCGAGCTGGAGCTGCCGGTGGCGTGTCTGGTGCACTCGGGCGGCAAGAGCGTGCACGCCATCGTTCACATCGACGCACCCGACTACCCAGAGTACCGCAAGCGGGTCGAATACCTGTACACGGTCTGCCGCAAGAACGGTCTGGAACTCGACCAGCAGAACCGCAATCCGTCGCGCCTGTCGCGTATGCCGGGCGTGATGCGAAAGGGACACAAGCAGTTCCTCATCGACACCAACATCGGCAAGACGGACTTTGCCGAGTGGCGCGAGTTCATCGAGAGCGCGACCGATGACCTGCCTGACCCGGAGAGCATGAGCGCGGTCTGGGACGAGATGCCGCCGCTGGCTCCGGCACTCATCGGCGGCGTGCTCCGGCAGGGACACAAGATGCTGCTTGCCGGACCGTCCAAGGCGGGCAAGTCGTTCGCACTGATCGAGCTGACCATCGCCATCGCCGAGGGCAAAAGCTGGCTCGGCTTCGACTGTGCACAGGGCAGAGTGCTGTACGTCAACCTCGAGCTTGACCGCGCCTCCTGCCTGCACCGCTTCCGCGATGTGTACAGCTGCCTCGGCTGGAAGCCTGAGCACCTCGACAACATCGACATCTGGAATCTGCGCGGCAAGTCCGTGCCGATGGACAGGCTCACGCCCAAGCTGATTCGCAGAGCCATCAAGAAGGACTACATCGCGGTCATCATCGACCCGATTTACAAGGTCATCACCGGCGACGAGAACTCCGCCGATCAGATGGCGAACTTCTGCAACCAGTTTGACAAGGTGTGCACCGAACTCGGCTGCGCGACCATCTACTGTCACCACCATTCCAAGGGTGCACAGGGCGGCAAGCGCTCGATGGACCGCGCGAGCGGCTCGGGCGTGTTCGCCCGCGACCCGGATGCGCTGCTCGACCTCATTGAACTCGAGGTGTCGGACGATCTGCGCGTGCAGATGGAGAACAATGCCGTCTGCCGTGTGTGCGGCGCGGCGCTCGAGGCAGCAGGAAAGAGCGACGAGGTATCGCAGGACGACCTGTGCAGCCAGCGTGCCGCCATGGATGCCTGCAGGCGGCTGCTCTCCGGCGTGGACTACAATCACCTGCTCGACCGCATCGCGGACACGAGAAAAGAGGTGCAGGCGCGGACGGCGTGGCGCATCGAGGGCACGCTGCGTGAGTTCCCGAAGTTCCCGCCGGTCAACCTGTGGTTCGAGTTTCCGGTGCACCGGCCGGATGGCAACGGCGCTTTGCAGGACATCAATCCGGACGAAGCTGCTCCGGCATGGCAGCGCGGCGCAAAGGCCCGCAAGGGCAAGGCGAAGCAGGCGAAACAGAGCAAGAAGGAAGCGTTCGACACGGCGTACAATGCCCTGTGCCTGGGCGGGGATGCACCGACGGTGCGCGACCTTGTGGAGTATTACTCGCAGCAGGAGGACGGCGATGCACGCGCTCCGTCGGACAAGACAGTGTATCGCTGGATTCGGGAATACGGCTACGAACTTGACCGGAATACAGGACAGGTGACAAAGGTTTCTCATTCTCACGACCTTGCAGAATG